CCCGGTCTAACGATCGGGGCTTTTTCTATTATTAAGCATAAACAAAGTTGGCCCATTTTACAAATGCTCCAAACTCCTCACATTCGTTCGTCTGCTGTGAAGATAAACAACTCGCAGAGGATCGTACACGAATAAACGTTTAACGTGTTCGGGCCTTAGCCCTCGGCACTACTTTATATATAATATATATAATTATTCTAATATTATTTAAATTTAAATAAGCGTCACTATTATTAATTTAATTATCTAAATATAATAATTTATTTTAATATAATTAAAAAACCGTTCGCCTAAAATATTCGGTGTCCATTCTCTCTATCCAGGACAACCTAGTAAAAGAGGAAACAGTATAACGCCGGAACCAGAGCAATAAATTCCAGCTAACTGGTTAGAGCTTTCAAACTCTAACAACTTGGAATGATTAGTACTCGCTATGATTGTAGCCTAATATATAATATTAGAAATCATATCTCGTCCTAAGCAGAGCCTTCGTCACGAACTATAACACAGAAAATTGTATGTACGCTACGCTAATACAACCAGCCAACTTCGCTGCGCTATCTTTTATCTGGATCGAAGCAAGACATTCTTTTTATTTTAATTTTAAAAAGAACCAAAAGGGATTCGCCACCTGACATAACCTTCGCTATTAAATTAAATCCATAGTCTCAGAACATGTATTCCTTCGGAAATAGCCGGCGGCTCAAAATAATTGAATTATTTAAATTCAATTCTAATCACTACTATTCACCTAATTGAATAACTAATAGTAGTGTCCTTAATGATATAACTAACTAATATAATCTTATTATATATACATATATAATAATCTTAACTAACATTACTTTTAAATAAAGTAATACAAAATATATATGGGGGGCGAAAAATATTCGAAATTTCCCAGACAAGAATTTCAGATTTTTCAGCCCAGAATTTCGCTTTTATATAGTATTCGCCATAGTATATCGCTCACTACGTTCATCGCTGACGCTCGTCTCTTACTGATAGCTTCACTACGTTTGCTGTATAAGAACGTTTGCTATACGGCCTTCGCTTCGCTCGGCCTCCTTATACTATACATATAGATAGCTTAAGGCAGTCGCTTAAAATCGGTCGCTCCCGCTCCCTCTTCGCTTCTTTATCTAACCCATCTATATCCTTCGGATCTACTCTATAAGCTAAAAGCTTAATACTTACAACTTACTTCTCTTATAGAGAAGTAACAAGAGACTATACTAATATAATATATACTAATATAATCGCTCACTCACATACGTTCGTTCGCTAATAATATAATATATATAATAATATACAACTTACTTTCTTAGGAAGAAAGATAACAAAGAATAATATACGCTCGCTTTGCTCGCTCTTAATATAAATAATAAATACACACTTACTCTCTTAGAAAGAGAGTAACAGAGAATTACTATATAATAATAAACACATACTTACTTCTCTAAAAGAGAAGTAACAAGAGATTATATAATGCCTCGCTACCGCTCGGCATTTAAATAAAATATGCTTGCTTCTCTTAACAAGAGAAGACAACAAGAGAATATTTAATAACGGCCTCGCTGTCGCTCGGCCTGATCTACAACAAAAACTTAATTCGCTCGCTGGCGCTCGCTTATAGGGCGCTCGTGTGGCTTTACCAAGCGTTAATAATTTCTCGTTGTAGGTAATCATAGCCATCCAATTAAATATATGGCATACGCCACATATTAAATCAAAAAAAATAATTTTAGTATATACACATCGATTGTATTGAAACCAATCTTTAGTATATGTATATAATAAAATAATCTTTTAAGAATTCAGACCGGACTTTATATATACAGGACACCGGTTTAAAAAAATAAGAGTTTAGATAACAGATGCGACCCACTCCCGTGTGCACCATTATCTAAACTCTTTTAATTAACCTTGAGCTTCTGCTTGTTGTTCACCAGTAACCATAACGATATCATCGCTATTAGTACCAGTAGAACCAAAGCTCTTTTTGATAGAACGAATTTCATCAGACTTAGTCAATTCGCCCCAACTAGCTTTTGCTTCATCGACAATGACGGATGTTCCGCCAATGCCTAATTCAGCAACCTTTTTAAGGCCACCGAACAAGCCCTTACTAACAATCTTGATACCGCCAATACCAGCGTCTTTTGCGACGCCAGCTACTGTACCAATCTTTTTGCCACCCCAGTTAACTAATCCACCGGTAGTTGCTTTAAATTTTGCCATCTTATATGCGGACAAGATGTCTTCTACGACATCGTCTTCGCATTCGATAGTTAAAGTATTTTCTTCTTGAGATACAGAAGCTCCAAACTCTTCTTGAGCTTTTTCTGTGATATATTCAAGAATAGAATTATTTTGATTTACTAATTTAAAAGTTGCCATTATGGTTCCTCCTTATTTAAATAAAAAATAAGGGAGCCAAATCGGCCCCCTTTAGATTAAAATACGCCAGAAACATCATCAACCTTGCGGTTAGGAATTTCTCTAACCAAGTTGAATGTTTTAGATGCTAAAGCATTAATAGCTTTGGAGCTAGCTGTTTCTGGACGTTTTGCATACAAGTCACCATTGTGACGAGTAGCAACTGGGTAAGAATAATCACCCTTCATGCCGTTGGCGAACTTAACGCCTTCAGCAGTAACACCGTCTTTGAATGTCAAGATTTGACCTTCTTCTAGTGTAACGCCTTCTGGCACCACAAGGTCAAAACCACTTAATTCAGACTGACGTGTAATACGCAATTGAACGCCTGCGTTTTTAGCGTTTTCAAGAGCTTCAGCCAATACAACATAGGAAGCAGTGTGTTCCTCTGTGTCATATTCGCTAGTAGCTTGAACTGCAACATCTTCTGCAGTAGCACCGTTTTTTAGCAAGCCCATTAACTGATAAGCTTTGATGGCAACTCCATCAGGGAGTACCATTTGGGCAATCATGTTATCATAATTTGCAGAACGTTCTGCAAATAAATTCAACATGTCAGCTGTGTGGCCGATTGCCACTGGCATGAACGCACCCTCGCGTTTTGCTAATTTGCTGATATTTTCTTTGCCCCACGCGGAGAACCCACGTGCGAAACCACCAAGTTTTGTACCTGCTAATACGGAAGAAATAATAATGTTAGCCATGATAAGGCTCCTTTCTACTCGATGAGGGCCGAGTATCCCTTAAATTATTTAAATTACTGCCTCCCTTATAAGACAGTATCCAATATACTAATATAATATAATTAGTATACTCGATACTGCCGTCGTCTAGTTTTCACCGACGACAGTTGTAGTAGAGAGGAGGAGAACCAGATATTTACTATCTGGATAAATGACACAGTTCCGTTAGTTAGGATTGTTTGTGTATAGGAGTTCAGAAAGAGGTTCTTTTTTAGAACTATGCCATTTATCCAAACGGTAAATCCCGCAAAGAAAATTTCGTGGCGGAGCCGACCGAATGTCGGAAGGTACCAAGCCGTAAATTACGCGAAAAAGAAAAGGAAGAAGCGATATGATGTGATATCGACTTCTCCCTCGCCACACTGAATTAATTATTTTCTATTCAACTTTACAACTAGGTCAGTCAATACATAACCGAGCATAAAAAAGAAAATTCTAAATAACCAAGGGCTTTCATTATATTTTTTATCTAATGCAACTAAAATTTTGTCCATGATAGACCTCCTGTTAAATAAATAAAGATACAATACTATATCCTAGAGCAAAGAAACAAATACGATATGTCCAAGGGGACACTGCATACCAAAGATTTAAATAAGATTTAATTGCGTTCATGATAATTCTCCTTTTTTGAACGAATGATGCGGGCGTTAAATAGTCATTTATCTAACGCCCTTAATAATTAATCTGCAGTTACAGTTCTGTAACCATACTCATTACGAGAAATAAATTGAGCACCTGGATGCTCTTTTAATACGGAAAATACGCTATCATCAGATAGCAAAGAAATGTATTGGCCATTAGCCATTTTTAATACGTAAGAGTAAACCATAGTAATCATTTTTAATTCCTCCTTATGACTACATATTGAATTGAGGTGAGAGGGGAAGCCCCTCAAAGAAGATTTCGCCACGGAGTGGCCACTTATTTAAATAAATCCAGAAACGATTGAGGAAGCTTTTTATAATCATCTTCTTCAATAATAAACATTGGATGACGTTCATAAGAGAAGAATTGTTCTTCTTCCTCGTCCCAAATCTCGGCCCACGCCGAAATCTCGACAAATTCTATGCCGGCAGTTTGTGCCTTAGAACCAGCACAAACGCAATTAGTATAGAATTCATCTACGATGATATCATAGGCCTCTTTGTAAGAGCCGGCTTCAATAATCGTATCTTTATATAACTCACCGAAAAATACGTACTTCATTTTTTCCTCCTCATAAGAATAATGTATTAAAGGGAAAATTCCCTCAAAGAAAATTTCGCTCCGGCGGAGCATACTATTACTAGTAAACTGATACCGCCGGATTCGCTAAATTAAATTAAAAAAATAAGTTTAGGTAAAGAATTACTAGAATACTACGCCGAAATACATAGTAAAGGTGACAGTCGAATATTCGACGACTATAGACGAAATGACGCGGGCCAAATCCCAATGTCATGAGCGCCAGGAGTCGAATATGGTCCCGTATGCGGGCGACTGCCACCGGACTTTATTTAAAAAAATAAAGCTTTAGCTACAGATATAATAATACCTATAACCAAAGCTTAATATATTAAATACAACCGTTATATCCTGCTATAGCGGCAGAGCGTTCTTTATATGATACTAAATCTTCTAAGAACTCAGCTGTTCCAGCGTCTAAAGAATTTAATATTTTTTCAAATTCAATAGATACTGCCATATCGCCAGTAAGAGCAATATCTTCCATAGGATATTCTTCCATGACTTCTACGAAATCACTAGATGCTCTGTCATAAGTGAAGTAGGAACACACAACTGTATGTTCCTTTACTTTTTCGATTTTCAAGTCTTTGCCTTCGCCAGGCTTAGCACTTAAAGAGTGCCAAACTTGACGAGATAATAAATTCTTGTTATCGAGAAAATTGGAAACGCAGTATTTTTTTTCATCATATACATATTTCATGTTAGTTCCTCCTATAATGCTTCGCAGTAATCTGCGAAGTCTTCTTCTAATTGAGCCAATAGTTTGGACGCTAAAGTAACGTCCTCTGTGAGTACTTCAGTGGAAATTTCTTTGCCACTGAAATCGAAATAAAACGTTCTCAACTTTTTACCGTTAAGATATGTTTCGATAACGATAAACAAATTGTCGCTATCTTCAAAAGAAATTTGAGTTACGTCGGCTTGAATGCCTTCGATAGGTTCGCCGACGAAAAATCCGTCCATTTTATTTAAAAGAACGAATAAGTTGAATACGTCATTTTTTTTGTAATTAACATTAGATACTAGTTTCATGATAATCTCCTCTGCCGGATTATAGTGTTCGGTCGCACTTAAATATTAAATAATATAAGAGAGAATTTCCCTCATTAATAATTTCGGGCCGGAGGCCTACTATCCTTAGATAGCAAACTCCGCACTGGATAAAAAAATAAAGAAAGACAACCGTTAAGGACTAAGGAGAAAATGTTGGATATTCTTTGCCTTAATCCCTAACGGGCCCCGAAGGGGGATGTATTATGCTTTTCTGCAAAGAAGGCAGATGGTATGTACATCATTACCATAGCCTTCCTTTTCGATTGTATTGAACATAGCTTCGTCCAATACGATCTCGCCACAGAATTTTTCTAAGTATGTTTTATTGCCAGGGATTTCGCAATCACATACCTTTACCAATTGACCTTTAGTTTCTTTCTTTTCAGAAATAACATAAAGACCATCCCCTTTGCCACCTTTGCTTTTTGGAAGCAAATAGAATTTATAGCCATGATCTTTTGCCATAAAAATATTCTTAGCATTTTCCATAGCTTTTTGAGCGCCAGTAACGCGAACAACAAATTTATTTTCGTCTACTGGCTCTTCAATTACTTCCATCAAATGAACCACTGTAAATAAGCCGCCAAAATCGTCGCGGAATACAGGACGTACTCCATTGACGATTCGATCAGTAAAGAAGCGACCATCAGTAGATTCACCGTTAACGAATTCTACTTCGTCGCCATCAGCAATATTTTGGCACATTTTATCTGTGCCAAATACATCGTAACGACGGAACAATGGGGAATCCTTAAGTTCAAGACCTTGCTCTTGACGGTATAATGTACCGCTCATCATTGCATCCATAATAAGCTCATATTCAAGAATAGTACTGGCAAAATTAAAGCCAGCATTTTTAGATTCTTGAAATGCATTCTTATCTTCGCCAACAAATGTTCTAATCATATTTGCAACATAAGGTTTAGCTTTGGAGAATGCACCCTCCACTTTAAAGCCTTTGATGGATAAAGACTTAGCGCGACACAAGTCATCACATGTCATATTAATAATCTCGAACAAGGAACCTTTAGTGGCTTCCAATTTCTTGTAGCCAGGTTTGATTCCCATAGATTCAACTTCTTTATTTAACAATTCTACTGCACGATTTGCAGCTTCTAATTGCAAATCATACAACGTATCTTTTAATACCATTTTTTCTACTTTTTGTGTTCTCATTTTTATTTCTCCTCCTTATTGAAAACTTTATGTTCAACAACTTCGAAACGAGCAATTTGCTCGTTCCAAATAATTGTTGGTGAATAATTGCGTCTTGCTTGTTCAATGTCTTTAAGTAAGAAGCACAATGGATCAAAGACTGTCAATCCAGTCTTAGCACTATCGATAATCATACCGATAACTGCTGGAGCAACAGACAAGCAATCCAACAAATAGTTCTTAATAGATTGTTCAGATCTATCAGAACCAACAAAATCTAAAGTCATTTGCTCAATACGTTTGTTCATTACTTCGTCCATAGTAAGATCACTATGATCGTTGTAATGTCTTTCATATGGAGCATTACCATGATCACTACCATACTCAGTCGAAATATTATCTTGTAGCTTTTTAATCACCTTTTTATTCTTAAGGTTTTGCAATACAGTAGATGCACAACTGTTGTATACACAGAATACACCTACAGCAGTGTTACCTGTTGCGAGTGATGCCAAATATACTCCTGTCATCAACTCAGATAAATTAGCAAAGCGAATAGATATATTCGCGCCTAATTCGTCCGGGATATCGACAGAGCGGCTTTTACGGCCTTCAAAGATTTTTAAATCTTCGCCTACCATAACCATGCAGCCGTCAGTGTCATTATCCATGCCACCTAATAGGCCTTTTACATAAGTGCTACCAGAATAAATAAATACAGATTCTGGTAAGTTTTTGAAAACATCCAAGATCATTTTAGCTTGGAATGGTTTCAATTTCCCTTTACGTACATAAGCTTCAACACGTTTTTTGATTGTTTTAAAATCAATAATACGTGCTTTCAACATTTCACCTGCAGATGAGCATGGGAAACGCATCAAGACAGCTATTTTATGTCTTAATGTTTTCTTATTCGTAACATAAATCTCGTTATCTTTTACGAGTTTTATACCAAACATCTTTCCTGGATCACCAAGTGCACGAAGGTATTGGCTATCTTTATCTCCGCGAGATTTTAAATCCTTGATTCTAGTTGTGGCATTCTTTGCAATATCTTTGCCCTTATGGCTAAAGATATAATTATCTGTAGCCAATCTTGGATCAGCCAATATTGCACATTCAATACCAGTGCCTCCAAATGAGCCTTTTTTGTAAGACTCAAGACATTGTACTGCTTCACTAACTAATAAATCTACTAAATATTGGAATTTTTCATTAGACAAAATCTTCATACTTAACCTCTTTCTTTTTCTCCTAAATCAGTCACGAGAGTATGAATTAAAATCGTGCTGATACATTTGGCCAGATGTTGTGGCCTGTGTTGCCTTAATAACTTGCAACACTTTAAACTTATTTTCAGTTGGCTCAATAAATTGTGGTACAGCTTTGAACCCATTAAAGTCCGTAACATATACCAATTCACCGGCAGGATTGCCGACAATCCAAACCTTTTGCGGACCATCATATCCTTTGTCTACTTGGCTCAAAGATTGAACATTTTCTTGTTCAATTTCAGCAGCCAATTGAAACCAGCCACTCATATCTCGCATTGGAGTGGAGCCAGTTTTTGTACAAGAACTAACACGCACTTGTAAATAAGCATTTACATCGGTAGGCACACCGTATTCACGGCAGAACCACCAATGATTATGGTAGCTCTGGCCGTCTAACTCAGATTCATTACCTAAAGACATATCATTAAATATCATGATACAGTCTTTTGAAAGATCCAATTCAATTTCACGACCATTTGCTGACCATAAGTTTGCATAGGTTGACATCTTTGTTGCCTTGCCTACGCTAAGTTCAACAATATGATCGAAGAATCCTATGCCATTATTGGCCTTTTGAATTTTTGGCATCCAGAAGTCCAAGCGATCTTTTGGTACAACGAGTCTTTTGCCATTTCGCAATGATGCTGCTGACATTGCGATAGTGGCATATTCAACACCTTCAATAGTGTATGTTTGAGTAGCTTCCTCATCAGTGTCGAAATTATACGCAATGATAATACAATCGCGTATAATATCTTCCACATAAGAAAGTGATTTATTTGTATAAACGAAATCAAGATCTCTGATCTCACCTTCACCGATTACAACTTGTGCAGCTGGTGCTACATCAGATTCTTCTATAGCACCAGTTACATTATAACCTACAATCGCCATATGAGATGTTCTAGATGTTAATACCAACAGTCTCATTTTTGCCGTCTTCAAATTCTGTTTTGTTCCGGAATGTTGAGTCCACTTTCCTCCCTTTTGATTTTTCACTGTTTCAGCATATTGAGTTAGATTGAAATTCATTACTTGTCTATTCATTTTTTCTCCTCCATGAATAAAACATAAAAAATAGTTTAATGTCATTGCGGACAAAAATTTATTTCATTAGATAATCATAGCTCACTAATGGAGCTCCGTTATCAATCATAAACTGTATAGCCGCTTCTCTACCGGCAAATTTCTTGTACTTTCTGCCTGTAAACCCATCTGTAGAATCTTTGCACTGAGACCATGTGCGGAATATACCCGGCATATAGCCTCGTGCTACAGCATAGTAAGGCAGTGACATAATCTTGTCTGTTACTGTTTTAAGGTCACGTTTTGTATGACCATCCATTGTTGCAAGCATAAGAACATTCCTACACTCTCGTTCTTGCAAGAAGCACACATCTCCTATTCTGCCTTTCATAGTTCTTATGCCTTTCTTGGCATAATACTTTTGAGCAGAATCCAAGAGTTCCATATAATCTCTTGTGCTTTCTTTTTCTTCAATTACTAATGTTTCTAAGTCTAAATAGATTGTTGTTGTCATGATCTTTTCCTCCTTATGACATACAATAACATATATTGCTATAGTTTATAGTCATACAGCTGGACTATGTTGCTAAACCTATCTAATTACTTATAAATAGGAACAGCAATCTTATCGCCTGGTTTAATTTGACGACTTGTTGCTCCTCCTTCCATCTTAGCTGATTCAGCTACAGATGTTGCAACAGCTTCTCTGATATCGTAGTTGACATCAGAGTTACGATTAGCGTCTTCTATGATGCTTATCATCGTTTCACCATAAGTCACATGGTGAAGTTCGTAGTGATGTGGTTGCACTGGTTGTGCAAACCATACCATTGCTGCTGTTGCTACTGTTACCATTGCTACTGTTAATGTCTTTTTCATTGTTTCCTCCTTGGATGCTTTTAATGTCTTCCCAAGACTAATAATTAAAGAGCAGACATCCGCTAACGCGTCTGCACGGTCTCGAGGCCCAGCTCTCCATCAAATAACACCCTGAATCAAAGCAGGGGGGGCGAACTTTAGCTCCGAGACCGATTATATATAAAACACTTACCCCGTCTGAAAAATTTTCAAATTTTCGCCCCATATAGGAATTATCAATTACAAAACAAAAATGAGAAAAGAAAAAA